CCAGCCATGCGGCCACCTGCTTCTCTGACTCGATGCCAAACCGGGCGAGTGCTTTCTGTACATGGGGAAGCCAACGCTCGGCCACCTCATGCTTGATGCCTGCAGCCTTGAGCTGCTCAATGCCTGGGATCATTGCTGCTGCTCCTTCTGCTTCTGATCCACCGCCTCCTGGCTCTTGTTGCTCGAGCCATAAAAGAAGCGGATCAGCGAGTTGACGGCGGTGCCGATCAGGAAGCCCAAGATGATGTTGATGAAGTCGCGGTTCTTGTTCTCGACCGGGTAGAAGGAGACGATGAAGAAGTAAGCGAACGACACCACTGTGATGAACCAGGCGTATTGCTGGCTGAACCTGCGGGTGCTTGCGTCTGCCATGTACATATCCGTTGCACGCTGGGTGGACTTCTCATCGAGCTCGGCCATGAACTCGGAGTGGCGGTTCGCCTCCTCCTGCAGCTTGGCGTTGTACTCTGGCGTTGCTTCGCCCTCGGGCTTGAGCTCCATGCCCAGCTTCTGCTGGACAGCATCCACGCCCTTCTCGATGACCTGATCGGCCACCTTGTGCATCCCATTACTTATCAGGTTCGATACGATCCCCGCGACTATTGGCAGCATCTTTCATGTCCTTTCTGAGTTCCTCTTTTAACCGTCTGATCTCCCTGATCTCGGCCTTCATCTGAGCACGCGCCGTGGTCACCTCGATGGCCATCAGCACCGTGATCGGCAGGGCCAGGAACAGAACCAGCGACAGGATGACCACTGCTACGGCAAACCATCTTGTGTCCTCACGAGCCATCCGAACGATAGCATCAGACTCCACATCCACGCCACCACGAGAAGCACCCATGCCAGCGTTAGAGCCCGGTCGATACGGTGGTTGCGGATTGCCTCTCGTCGCCATCTCTTGTCCCGTTCCTGCTTGCGCTTCAACTGGCGGTCGAACTCCTGCTCCTCGAGGATCTGCTCGTACATCTTCAGAAACCTGCTGTAGATGTCGCGCAGTTCTCGCGGCGCATAAACCATGGCCTCTCGTACCTGCACCGTCATGTTCTCCAGCTGCAGTTCAATCTGCACCCGGTCGATGGCGCTGTCCTCGATGGTGGCCGTGGTCTTGGACTGCTCCTCCAGTTCTCTGCAATGCTCCCTTAACTTGCGTTGAATTTCAAAGAAGGTCTTGAGCTGCTCGCAGACCTGGTGGATGGCGCGTGTCTGGTACTCCTCAAAGGTGAGCTCTGGCTCTGCCTGTCTGCGATTTGCCTTTTTCTCCACCCGCTGCTCGGCTGGCGCTGGCTCGGTGGCCGCGATGGGTGGAACGGCGGAAGCGGATTGCTTGGGCTTCTTTCCAAACAACCCCTTGACCCAGCCCCACAGACCAGTGACTTCCTGGTAGATGGCGCGGGCATCAGCGACACCCTTCTCAACAGTGGACTTGAGCTTGCCGATCTCGGCCTTGCCTTCTGAAAGAAGCTGGCACCCCTTCTTGATCGCAGCCACCGTTGACTGCGCCATGAGGAGGAGTGAGATCGGGTCAATGGCTTACATCCCGAGTAGCTTCTTGACGAACTCAGCAGCCACGCCTGGGCCAAACAAAACCAGCAAGATAACCGCATAAAGCAGGTGTTCGATCTTGGTCATGCGCTTGTCACCAGATTCAAGCCGCTCTTCAATGTGCTTATACCGCTGGGCAGATGTCGCCTCATGCACAGCAAGTCTCACATCCAAATCATCAGACGACATCTCCACTCCCATCACCAAGACCAAATAAAGACAGCGCCATCGCCGCCTCTGCCGACCGAACCGATGCCGCCATTTCCGCCTCGTCCTCCGACCGTAGTGCTTATGTGGCGTCGATCTCCGCGAGTTTGCTCTGCAACTCAGCGATCTGAGCGTTGTACATATCTCTCATGGCTTGCTTGCGTGAGTCGATCTCTTCCTGCGTGAAGTCGATAACCGGGCGAGTGACGATCACCACCTTGCGCTCGACATCAAGCGTCAGCACCTCGTCGCCATACTTCTGGTTCTCACCAAGAGCTTGTGTCTGGTTATCTTCAGGCCACCAAGCGCAATCCTGAACACCGAGCGATGCATCAGTCCACGAGAGGTCAGCAAGTGACTCTGGCGCAAGCCCAAGCAAAAAACTTGGCAATGGTTCGCGAGTTGGAATGTTGTTTTGCACTTTGATCATCACACTTCCTTGAACAGTTTTGCTGCCAATGTGTAGATGGTTTGAATGTTGTATACCTGCACCCAATACCCATCGCCCATATATCCAAGATATGAACTGTCAACACCGTTAGCATCAAGATCAGTAGTTGCGGCTGCAACCAGGTTAAGAGTTGCCATGCCCATGTTGTCGTCGCTGGCTGTGGCAGAAGGAGTCCAGACATTGGACATGCCCGAAAAATAAGTTGGGTTATTTGATCCAGTCGGGAAGCTTGCAATCCAGCTAGAAGGGCCCGAGTACAGATTGTTTAAAGGATCGTACAAATATGGCAATCCATAAGCTTTTACACCCATAAGGGGGGTAGAAAGTCTCGCATTATTGAAAGAGTGACTCACGGCGGCCCCACTTGAGTTCACATTCGCGCCCCAAACATGGCTATATCCAAAACTGTCGCTAGTTATTATTGCCGCGGTAGTCGAACTCAAATAGAAAGTCGAATAACTGGGCGTAACAGAGTTATAACCGCTATAACTAGCAGTTGGCCCTACAGCAGTCACGGTCGCAAAATCAAACGACACATTCCACATGTTCATGTAATTGCCAGCCGCATCGCGCACAGAACCCGCCACAATGAAACCAGCCCCTGAACGAGCAATCCAATAAAATGCATTTGGATCTCTTGCATTAGAAATGCTGTTTAGGTCAAACAATCTTCTTTTTGCGATAACTACCCCGCCTGCTGTTAGCTTGAAGGCGCACAACGCGTTCACGCCAGCAACTGTGGCTCTCTGTAACACCACAAGATTTCCAAGTGCGTCAAAGCAGACTGGGTTGTAGAGATTGTTACTGCCAAAAGAATAAATTACCGAAAGGCTGGAATAGGCTGAACCGTCATCAAGCGTTCCGGACGAAGGAATGGTTGCAAAAATTGATGTGGAGGTTGTGGTTCCGTTTGTAGTGGCTTTATAAAACTCTCCATGATTAGTTCCGTAGTGCACCATTCCATTAGAAAATGAAAAAGCGTTCCATGAAACTGCGCCAGATGGCAAAGCACTAGTTGGGCTTGCGAAGCCAATAATTCCAGCATTCGGGTCGTATTGAAAACCAATCGCCTTAGGGTTGCCTCCATCTGTATAAACCAGAGCGCCGAGATTTTTTCCCGTAGGAACTGGCAAACTTCTGATCGTCAAACCAAAAGAAGCTGAATAAGTAACTGCACTGCCAATCGCTTGCAGTCTTACTGGATACTGCCTGGTGGTCGAAGTCGATATAGTCCTGCGCGGCAAGCCACCAAGCCCGTTCCCGACAACGGGAGAATTTTGTGTTCCGTAGGGATAGGGCATGGATCACCTCAATCAGAAATCAGTGTATTCAGCAGCAAACACAATCCCGCTGGCAAGTGCCACTTGAGAGCCGACATACACTTGATCGCCTGCCGCCAAACGAAGGGGGGTGGTTTCGTTGTAGTTGGAGAATTGCGTCCAGGTGATCGCCGAGGTAGTGGAGATTGTTTGAGCGGCCATCAGCGCCGAGTCTTTTATACGCTTGGTCGTGCCGCTGTCGTTACTAATCCAAATGATCAAACTGGATGCAGTGACAGTTGCGCGAGGCATTGCTGTTAGTCGCGTCAAAATTGCGCCGTCAGCGCCTGCCGTCAACAACAGCACCGTGTTAGTCGGTGCGTCACCGGTAATTGTGCCGGCGGCTCCGGTTGCAACTGCGGTCGCAGTCTTGGGGGTTTGCGCGAAAGGCGCGGTGAAGGTTTTTGCCATGTTGATAGCTCCTTAAAAGCAAAGTGCAGTGGCTTGCGCCTGTGCGAGAGTGAAACCTTGGACAACTAAGTCACCACTCCCAAGCACAGATGTGCCGTTGATGGTCTTGATGTTTGTGCCGCTTACCAGCGTGACCTGATAACCAGAGATTGTCTGACCAGCGGCAAATGTAATTGTCCCCGTCATTGTCCCGCCAGCAAGTGGCAGGAAGTCTGTGCCAGACACATAGGCTGATACCCAGGCCGAGCCTGTGTAGACCTTCATAATTCCGCTTGAACTGTTGAAGTACAGTGCCCCAGCCACCAGAGCATTGCCATCATTATCCAGAGTCGGGTCGCTTGTCTTGGCTCCAAGATAGCGGTCGTCAAAGCTGTCGAACGATGCAAGGGTTTGGTCGCGTG